GAACCGAAGACGGAAACCAAGACTGATGACAAGGTTGAAGAGAAGAAGTCCGAAGTTGACAAAGCACAAGATCAAGCTGGAAAGGTGGCTGAGAAGCCTGAGGAAAAGCCCGAAGACAAGAAGCCGACGAAACAAGAACAGCGTGATTTTGCATTCATTAGGGAAAAGAACAAGCGCAAAGAGCAGAAGATCAAGTACGAGAAGCGCATCAAAGAACTCGAAGATGAGCTGAACAAGTATAAAGATCTGAAGTTAGAGCACTTCAAAGACAAAGACGGAAATCAAGATCAGTCGAGCTATCTGGATTGGAAGTTTCGCGAAATGGATCTCAAGAACGAGGTCAAGACTCTCAAAGCTCAAGAAGAGCAAGATGAGGCGAGATACATCGAAGAAGAGAACCGCAGAAGAACAGAACTCTCATTCCCAGACGAGAACGAAAGACTAGAGTACCAGAAGCTGCTAGAGTCTAAGGGACAGTCCTTCTTGGAAGCTTTGAATGAAGCTGATCCAAATGGAGTCGTACTTGGATATCTGTCAAGCCAAGAGAAATATCCGATCGTAATGAAGAAGCTCATGACTGACATGGATGCACTTCGCAAGGTCTTCAGATCGCACGATCCAGACATTCTGAAGTACAACATCGCCCAGTTCTGTGAAGAAGTTCTGACATCCAAGCCTGTTCCATCTCAGAAGGAAATCAATCAACCACAGCCGTCTGTTCAGCCAACGCAGACTCCAGAAAAGAAGGAGATGCCTATCCTTGGCAAGCAGATGACATCGACACAACCAACAGGCAGCGAGAACCAACTAAAGACACCCGCTGACTGGAACGACTATCTCAGGAAGCATCCTAGAGGTAGATAATCAGAATCTTTAAGATTCAGGAGAATTGAATTATGGCAAACGTATGGGGAACCAAGAAATACAACGACATCGTGGCACTTCGTGCAGCTGAAGCTGCTGGCTATCTGACTGTCGGTTCTAAGAGCTACTTCGGAGATCAGCTCGTTGGCAAGCGCAACGGCGAGGAATACGAGTTCGTTATCCGCGACGCTGGTAAGTACGTCAAGGGCAAGAACATCACTGGCCAGAGCTCTGAGATGAAGGAGCGCAAGGTCACCAAGAAGATCGAGATCGGTAACGTCATGATCGACACTGACTTCGTTGAAGCAGTGACTGACGTTAACTGGGACAAGGAAATCGCTCAGCCGAACGGCAAGGCACTTATCGAAGGTCTCGTATCTGACGTGATCAATGCTGACATCGGTCTTCAGAACGTCGCATTCGTTGGAAAGGGCTGGCTTCCGCTCTCTAAGGCTGCTGGCTATCTCCGCTCTGTGAGCACGGAACAGGTCTACGGCTTCATCGATCCGCAGATCGACTCTATCGTCTCTGCTGGTGGAAAGAGCTTCACTCCGGTGGATGCTGAACCTCTCTACAAGACTGGCATGATCGGTAAGTTCGCTGGCGTTGAATATCGTGAGCAGAACTTCCTTCCTCAGCTCGAGATCTCTGAAGACCTCGCTAACGAACTCGCAACTGCTACAGTTTCGAGCTACGCTCAGGCTGACGGCGCATCTGCTGGCACTCTCACTCTCAGCGGCGTAACTGAAGTGATCCCGGCTGGTACTCCGATCTTCCTCGAAGGCGTCTACGCTACCAACCTCATCGGCAACAAGACTAGCTCTCTCAAGGCGTTCATCGCTATCGAAGACGCTACCTCTGGCGCTGTCAAGGTTCGTCCGGTTGACTTCGCTGGTCAGGGCACCAAGACTCTCTGCAACAAGAACGGCGAAGCTCTAACGGCTGCTGGTCTCGCAGGCAAGAAGGTCGTGAACGCTATCAAGGCTGGCTCTTACTTCACTGGCATCCTCCGTTCTAACGGCACGATGGAATTCGACACGCTCAAGAAGCAGGATTGGTCCAACGCTGATCTTACCTCTGAGTCTATCGAAGGCGTTACAGTCCACACGGCTCGTGCAGTCAACGTGGAAGCTGGCACCAACAAGACCAGATGGGCAGTCGCTGCTATCGCAGGTATCGTCGAGCCGAGAGCTGTGGCGTATGTCTGCATCCAGGACAGCCTCCCGAACGAAGTCCAGATGATCACTGCCTAATAGCTGCTCATCTGATTTGACCCAACATTAAAAGAGAAGAGATGGTACTAATCGCCATCTCTTCTTTTTTTGCGTTTTAAGCCGGTTCTAAGAGCGTTTTACAGCTTCACCTGAATAACTACTTGGGTAGAAATAAAATGAGCTTAAAACGTCTGTATGATTATTTCATTTCGTAATGTTTTCGTAAAGAAAGCTCTTTTTAGCTATAATATATTATTTTAAGGAGAGATAGACCAGGTCTCTTCTAAAATTTCATTTTGACCTCAAAAAGCTTAAAATCGTAATGAATTTCGTAATGATTTTTGCCTCTAATCATATCATCTCATCTCATCTCATTTCGTCTCCAAGCCGAGAATCTTGATGTACTCGTCCAGATGATTGTCTAGCCATCTATCGTTGAGATATGTCCATTGATGCTTCAGGATCTCTTTGTAGTTCTCGTTAGCACGTTGAACGATGAATTCAATTTCCTTATAGGTAGCGTTGACTGGAATCTTCTGGTATGGATGTGCGTTAGCGTATGGACTTCCTTCAAAGTCTGACACTAATGCTACTCTTCCTACAGCAGCAGCTTCCAGATACTTCAGATCTGACTTGCATGTGTTGAAGAAGTTCTCAGCCAATGGAGCTAAGATGAATCGACATCCAGCTGACTCTTTGTAGAGATCTCTAGCGTATCTGTTGAGAGTAGACCACTGGATCTGTACAGGATCGTTGAAGAACCAAGGTGCTCTATTCTTGACGATCAACGGCTTATCAGTCAGATATCTGATCAGTCCATCACTGAAGTCTCCCTTCAATTTGTCAGTATTCGAGAAGTGAGTGTCTGATCCAGCGAAGTAGAAGATGTTCTTGTCTGGAAGATTGTTGAATCTGTTGAAGCCCCACTCTTCGTAAGATAGCATGTTCGGAATGACATGGATCTTGTCAGCTGATACGAACTTTGACAATGCAGACTTCAACTGATCAGTCGAGCACGTGATCAGATCAGCTACTTCGTCGAGATATGCTGTCATGCCCTCTGTGTTCTCCTGAAGATCGATCTTCTTGGAGCACCAGTTGTAGTCAGGAATAGTTCCTCTCTCGTCCTTCCATACTAGATCGTCATAATCTACGATGACTCTGACTCCAGTAGCTTTCTTGAAGTCCAAGATCTGCTGGAGAAGCTTAGTGTTGCACAGTCTCTGAGTGTAGATCGTATCTACTTGGCTCATAGCTCTGAACTTTCCAGCTGGACTGATAGTGATATCAAGTCCTTTCAGCTGTAGAAGTCTTGCTTGCTGTAAGAGACGATAGTGGCTACAAGCCGATGTATCTGCTGGTACAATGTTGATAATTGACATGAATTTTCCTCATTCGTTGAAATCGTCTTGATTTATCTCTGCTCTGACTTTGTGATCCATGACTTCGTCGTCATAGTTGTCGTAGCAGTCTTTGAGATGCTCTTCTATTCTCTTTGCCTTATTATAAGCACGGAGATCTTTACGTTGGCTCATAGCACACCCGCACTCACACACTTTGTGCAAGAATCCGGAAGCTTTACCTTGAGGGACATAAGTTCGACTCCATTTCTGGAGTACATAGAGAATAGCGAACTCTGTGATGTGCTCTTTGAGCCAGTACGGCTTTCTGATGTAGACGGGCTTTAGAAGAACTTGACCTATCATAGCGATCACGTACTTACCGAAACGATCTGACTCTTCAGCAGTGACATGGAAGCACTTTGACTTCTTCATCATAATGTACGAGAGGTCAACTGGATCGACATCGAAGTACCAGATGAAGTCTGGATCAGTGTATCTCTTCTTGTCAGATGGACTTCTGTGAGTCTTTGACATTGATGGAATCAAGTTGAACATGATATTGTATTTATTATCTCAATGCAAAATTTATGAAAGAACCATTGCACTCGAACACGGAGTAGCAAGCTAAAGTTAGGAGTTAACTATGGTAACTGGTGATGAAGAGATCAAATACGGCTATCTACTAGACCCATGTTTTCAAATGGTCAATACGGCCGGAAAGCCTCTCACTTCTGGATGGATCGAAGTCTATATCGCTGGTACGAGAAACAAGTACTACTGTTCGTCTGACTTCGCAGGCACTCTCCATCCGTTCAAGATTCCTCTAGACAGTCTCGGATCTAACATCATTCTCGCTGATGTAGAGAAGAGCTATGATGTGTACGTGTACAACAAGTTCGGCAATCTGACCATGAGCCGATACAACATCACTCCGGGCAAAGGTGGAGCTGGTGGATCTATCTCTGGATCTGGAATCGCAGAGCACTGGATAGGCAAGAACGGTCAGAACACATCTGTTCCAGCTGGATCTGACACTGCTCTTAAGCTTCCGACAAGCTTCGAGTACGAGGGATCGTTCATTGATCGCATCAACGAGAACAGAACTGCATTCTATCTCAAAGAGGGTCTCTATCTCGTTCAAGCCGTAGTCAACTTCAAGCAGTCTGATCAGTCTCTGACTAACGAGATCAGTCAGGTTGATGTCTTCACTAGATCTGATGATTCTCCTGAAGATATGTCATTCAACAGAGACATGGCTGGTCCTGACAGTTCAGATGACAGTCACTGTCTCAAAGTCTCTTTCATCAGATGCGTGAAGGAAGACGATGAAGTCTCTCAGATCGTTATCTTCAAGGTGAACACTCCTAACGCTTGGTCTGAGTGCTATCTCCAGAATGTACAGATCGCTAGACTCTCTTCTGGTGGAGCTGGAACTGGTGGACATACTTACACAGCTGGTGACTACATCTCTATTGACGATGAGACTAACACGATCAGCGTCACTGGAATCGATCCTGAGAGCTATGCTACTCACGACGAAGTTGAACAGGCCATCGAGTCTGCAACTTCTGCTTTCATCACAAGTGCAGATCTTCCAGATCTCTCTAGCTACGCTACTGAGCAGTGGGTTCTTGACAAGCACTACATCACTTCAGCTGACCTTCCTGACATTCCAGAGGATGTCGTAACTTCTGCTGAACTAGCACAGACATCTGGAGCTATCGAGCAAGACATTGCAGATCTGACATCTTCTATCTCTGAAGCTCTAGCTGACAAGATGGACAAGAGCTCTTCGGCTGACTTCTATCCACGCTATGACAACCCAGAGGGATATCTGACAAGCGTTCCTTCTGAGTACGTAACTGAGAGTGAGATGAGCTCTTTCGTTACAGAGCATACTTCTGCATTCATTACGAGCTCAGACATTCCGACTATTCCGGAAGATCTAGTAACTTCTGGAGAGTTGGCTAATGTTTCTGCTGAGATCGTTGGTCAGATTCCTTCTCTTGACGGATACGCTACTGAACAGTACGTTCAGGACTACACTTCTGGCTTCATCACTTCTGCTGATCTACCTGATGTCAGCGACATTGCTACTAAGACTTGGGTGACTGATCAGCACTACATCACTAGCGCTGATGTTCCAGCTCAAGTAGAGTACAGTGCAGGAGCTAACATAGACATCACTGATCATGTCGTATCAGTGACTGACACTTCTCTGCTTCTCGCTGGTGACAACGTGAGCATCACTCCTAGCGGTAACGACTACATCATCAGCGCTCAGGTTCCAGAGACTAGTGGATATGTGACTGAGCCGGAGATGAACGAGGCTATCCAGTCAGCTACATCTGCATTCATTACTTCTGGAGATCTTGATGGCTATGCTACTGAGACTTGGGTATCTGGACAAGGTTACCTGAAGAATTTGTTCCAAGCAGAATATGGAGTAACGACATTTGCAGAAATTTTAGAGGCTGTATACAATAAGAAGACAGTATACTGTCTCATACCAGTTCGTCAGGGCCATCCTAGTGGTAGAATGGCATTCCTTGCTTATGTTAATGTCAGTGATCCGATCGCTGCAAGTAACTTTTTCGAGTTCCAGTACTACAGATCGAATTCTACTGAATCTGCTAATGACAGCGTATTCGTATATCAGATTAAACCTGATAACGTATGGACTACTACTGAGAGAGTTGCTGGAAATGTATCAGACTGGAATGCTACTTCTGGAAGGTCTCAGATTCTACACAAGCCAAATCTGGGCATCTACGCTACCAGATCTGAAATGGAAAAATATGTCGCTGATGAAACAAGCGCATTCATCACATCAGCAGATCTCCCAGACGTATCTGATATGGCAACGAAGACTTGGGTTGGAGAACAGGGCTATCTGACTTCTATTCCTTCCGAGTACGTCACTGACACTGAACTTGAGTCTGAGCTGTCTGGAAAGGCTGACACTTCTGCTATTCCTGATGTCAGCAACTTCGTAACTCAGGAAGACATTGATGCTTCTGTGTCTGGAAAGATGGACGCTACAGAGTCATCTGCATTCTATCCGATGGCTACTAACCCTAGCGGATATCTAGTAAGCTCAGATCTAAACGGATATGCTACAGAATCCTATGTCGATTCAGCAGTATCTGGAAAGCAAGACACTCTGACCTTCGGTTATGATGAATCTGACAAGATCAACGCTATCAACGGCTCTGCAATCGCTGGTGGTGGAGGAGGTGGATCTTACACTGCTGGTGAGTTCATCGACATCACTAACGACATCATCTCTGTCAATAGTGGAGATGTGAGCAAGTTGATTCCTGGAAGCGGAATTCTCATCACTCAGTCTAGTGCTGGAACTACTGTCTCCATCGATCCAGATGAGGTACCGAAGAGCACTCCTTATGAGACTACTCTATGGGAAGGCGAGAACGGTGAATTGATATCTGCTAACAACTACTCAGTAAATCTGTCAGACGATCCTCTAAGCTATAGCAGAATCGGTGTTTATGGCAGACCTCACGAGAATGCAGGATGTCAGAACTATGTAGAGTTTGATCCATCTTATTCTGCCGTATGTAAGACAGTAACTACCTACATGAACACTAATACTCCAGTATGGAGTGTTAACACATACTCTTTCAGCGGCAATAGCATGACTCTATTATCACAGACTCACGTCTGGGGATCACAGAGTGGTGCTGGTGGTCTTTGGATCTATAAGGTAGTAGGTATTGACAAGAAGGAAAGCTAAGATGCCTCTAAAGTTCAATGACAAGTTGATAGCGATAGATCTTCCGACTTACAATGTCACAGTTCTACCGAGTTCAAATGGATCAGTCACTGCTACTCCAAGCAGTGGCGTTCCTGGAACCATAGTCAGTCTAAGCAATACTCCAGATCAGGGATATGTTCTCGACAGATATCAGCTGACTGGCTCTTCGCTCATTGATTCTGACAAGTTCATGATCAAGAAGTCTGATGTGTCAGTTCAGCCGTCGTTCAGAATGAACATTCCACTAGACCTAGACTTCCTCTATCAAGCAAAGGACTTCGATGGATATAAGATTCCGAACAAGGCAATCAATCATACATTTGGAGACTATCTTCAAGCTGGTACACTGACAAAGAATGGATCTGGATCAGAATGCTACTTGAGTAATGCGAACAATCAGAACAATTATCTCTACATAGATCTTACTTCCGCTCAAGTAACTGCTATCAAAGCACTAGCAGGCACTACTTACACATGGTTCATCAGAGTAGCTAATACAACAGGAGATGGAGGAATCGTAAGTACTAGAAACCAGGACAATAACTATGTATACATGATTAGATCGAAAGGTCCTAATCTTGAGGTACATGATTCTACTGGTAGAGATCTTGGCAGTAATTTCGCTTTAACTTCTGTGAACGTGTTCAAAGTTCGATTTAGCGGAACAAGCTACTACGCTAAGAATCTGACTAACGGATCTGAATGGAGTCAAACGAATAGCACAGCTAAAGCTATGGGCACTAGGTTGAAAACTTTCAACCAAGGCTACTCTGGCGACTATGCTCATCTTGCTGCTTTCTACGCTATGGCTGGAATTCCTAGAGACACTACAGCTGAGGAAGATGATGTCATGAAGAACTGCTTGCTGAGCCAGAGCATCTAAATAGAATGAGGCATTAGAGGCATTAGAGGTAATAGATGAAGAAGTTGCTACATTACGTCAATCCGGTCTACAACGTTCACGTTCTTCAATCAGAGAACGGATCAGTGTCTGCTAGTCCGCTATCAGGAACTTATGGAACTGAAGTGACTCTGACTAACACACCAGATGAAGGATATATCTTCGACAAGTACGAATTGAATGGAGCTACTCTGTATGATGGCAATAAGTTCAAGATCAAGAAGTATGACGTTAGTGTACAGGGATACTTCAGACAAGACATAACTGTTCTATGCAATCTTGGTAGTACTCAGTATGGAGCTAATACGACATTTGATCTAACTGGAGTACCAGATTCTATTTCCGATAGATATGTGATGTATCAGACAGAATTAGCAAACTTCACTGGTGTCAACGACGTTTTCTACAAATCTAATGCAGGTTCATGGAGAATGAGATGTTACTCAAATAACCTTATGGGTTTTGTTGGGATAACTGGCATAGTTTCAGCATGGACAACAGCTAATGGTGTAACTGGTATTAGCTCATTTACTGCTGATTCAGTTAGCTATAGACAATGGTCTGGATTTGGACATAGCAACAGCTGGAGACCAATGATGATCATCATAGACCAAGAGGAACTTAAAGCTCATACATTTCTTAATGGAACTTATGTTGGATATGCTACAGTTAAAAGTGGAATCGTTACAGCTCCTATTAAACAGATCCAACTCATGGTAGAAGTGAATATCCGTCCACAGGCTAGGAATGTAAGAGTCGTATCGTCTAATGACTATCAAGCTCTAGTAGACTGGAGTGATGCATAACTAAGAGGAGGTTCAAATGAGCAACAGCCCGAATCATAATCTGCTCAAAATTGGCAATCGAGTTCTGAAGATTGGAGGTCGAGTACTGAGACCTTTGAGTACTACTCCTCCTGCCCCAGTTTATACCATTCTGTTCAATACAGACTCTGAGTATAACTATGGAAGCAAAGTGAACTTCGATCTGCCATCTACTGTACCAGATAGATACATCCTATACAAGTGGCATGGAACGATAAGAACCGCCTATTCGAGCTTTGGGGCATCTGACTACTCTATAAATGAAAATCTTTTACGGCAGAGAGCCCACTATGCTAAGCAAACTGTTGGCTTTACGTCAATAGATACGACTAAGCCGCAGTTCGTTCCATCTTATGATGGAGTATTTACATGGGATCAAGATGGTGTTACTTACTATACAGATAACTCATATCCTTGTAAAGCTAATCTCAGTGGAACTAATAGGCTAATAGTAGATCAGACCGACAGAGTTGGACACCTCTACTGGAGACCGGATGTAAACCCAGACAGCTATCCAAATTATAAGGGCTATATAGTTTACTCGAACGACGTGAATCTTGTTGCAACACAATTATCTATTGATAACGAAATAAGCTATTATCCAAGAGCCGACCATATCAGTGTCGTATCGTCTAACGATCTTCAGACACTTGTCGATTACTAGGAGACATCATGAGTGAACTTACTGTAATTGATAATTCCATCAGACTGGGTTGAACAGGAGCATAATATGAGCATTTCAACAGGTGATGAACTATTCTATGAATCTGGTCCTATCATGACCAGAGGACAAGATGACACAGAGACTGTCACTATTGACAAGGTTGTGAGTCGTAGATACTTCACGATCATCTTTGATCAGCAGATTGTTGACAGAAAAGAAAGTACAGAGATGGGAAGTATCTTGAAGTTCGACAGCGCTTCTTACTCTGAGCTTCATGGCAAGGGCATATCTATAGTAATTCCTGAACGGACTAGACAGCTTTATAACACTCTCATTCCAGTATTCTATGGTCCATCGACTCAGACATTCACTCCGAGTTCTGGACTGAACATTCAGACTGAAAGATTCGTAATAAACGACTCATCGTGGGCATTCTACTACATCTCTAACGAGTCAGACTATAGTCCAAGAAGATACAAGCTAGTATTCGACAAAGTAGATCAGAACTTCCGTCTGTACATCAACAATGTTCTATACGGAACAGGAAATGTAACGCTAGTAGATTCGCTAAGTCAGACTAAGATATACAGCATGTTCGTCAAATGTAACGATTCATTCTCTGCCAGTCCGTATACTGAAGTGAGAGGAATAGCTATTGCAGAGTTCAGCAACTTGCAAGACGCTATCGACTATGACGGAAGCAGCATACCACCAGCTAACACTTATGTTACTGTAGATCCGTACACTTCGAATAATTGGAGGAAGACAATCTATCGAGACTACAGAACGACTTGGGGTAGAGTCGGTCAATTGCTCTATGTTCCATGCGACTGCAGCAAGGTCACTTCTCAGTACTTCAGCATAGATGCTGACGTGATGCTTGGATATGGATGGCCAGATGGACGGCAGTCTTCAAGCTTCGGTAAGATCTTGTTCAGAAGAGGAATCGACGGAGTAGCTGAAGATAATCTATTCTCTATTGCTACATCATCAAATTTCAACATGGGAGAAGCGATGAGATATGTTGGCTACATAGCCGCACCAGCTACTTCTGGAACAGCTACTGCGAACAGTGACCATGTTATATCATACACTCCATACTCTAACACTCAGTATATGAGATGGGGCATTGATAGCGGTCCAATGACTTACAGATACGGCACATATCTCTGGAAAGCTTTCCCTGATGGCTACAAGATTGCAACTCAGCATCTAGATCAGACTAGACTTCCGTGGCACAGACTAAGAATCGTCTTCACTTCAAACACGAAGGGAACGATCTTCTTGGACAGCACTAGACTTGGAGACTTCACTACTGATGTCAGTGTCAAGTCTATTGTAGACATAAGAATCTGGGACTACTACTCCGGAATCGCTAATCTATGCATAAGAGAGTACAGTTCATCATCCTATGCTCTATCTGATGACGGAAGAGATAGAATGCTGATGTACCAGACATCAACAGGAAACAGATACATAACTGGTATTGCGGAGGTATAATGTCAATCTATCTTGCAAGAAACGGAAAGATGCTGACGAGACTTAATGGAACTCGTAACTTTGGAGCAATAGTATCACCAGTTACTCCAACACCTCCATTCGATGAAGTAACGATAGGCTCACAGACATGGATGAGCAAGAACTTATCTATAGATGATGGACAGGGCGGCATCTATACACAGACTGTCAACTATGGACAAGGAGACGTTGTAGAGTACTACTACACATGGGATGCAGCAGTAAGAGTTGCTGCTACAGTCGATGGATGGCATCTCCCATCAGACTCAGAATGGGGTACTCTAGAATATGTTGTTGGAGCAATGTCTGCTGGTACTAAACTGAAGTCAACTTATGGCTGGAGTTCTGGAAATGGTGACGGATCCTACGGCTTTGCGGCTTTTCCCGCTGGTTTCTGGTCATCGGGCTCCTTCTTCAATTTACGCTTCTACGCATACTTCTGGACCGCCAATGAGTACTCGTCTTATGACGCCTACTGGCGTTACTTTGATACGGGCGCATCGATGGATTCGAGATACGACGACAAGACAGTCGGCTACTCAGTTCGTCTGATCAAGGATTGACAATAGATATTTTATGAGGAGATTAACATGAAACAGCCTTACGTTTCTACACTCATCGAACAAGACTTCACGAGCGCTGAGAAGGCTCTCGGTAGACACAACATTGACGCAATTTCCTCGGCTGATCTTGAGGGATACGCTACACAAGAATGGGTCCAAGATCAGAACTACATCACCTCTGCTGACTTGCCTGATGTCTCTGACATGGCGACTAAGACATGGACGAGCGAGAAATTCTATCCAGACACTAACCCGTCGGGCTTCATCACATCGTCCGATGTTCCGAGATACAGAGAAGGCGAATACATCAGCATTGATCCTATCAGTCTAGCCATCTCAGTCACCGGAATCAATCCTGACGCATATCTGACTTCTGCCGACATGAGTCAGTACGCTACTCATGAAGAGGTTGAGTCTGCTACATCTGGAAAGATGGACAGTTCTGAAGCATCAGCTTTCTATCCGAGATATGAGAACCCAGAAGGCTATCTCACTTCTGGAGATCTGCCTGACTTCCATGTCTACTCTGCTGGTCAGTACGTGAACATTGAAGGTGATACAATCAACGTGACTGGAGTCTATCCTGACACTAACCCATCTGGATTCGCTACTTCATCTTGGGTTGTAGAGCAGAACTATATCACTTCAGCAGATGTTCCAGTAGCTCAAGAGTATAGCGCTGGTCCGTATGTCTCCATTGTTGATCACGTCGTCTCTGTCACTGGACTACAGCCAGAGGGTGACTATCTCACTCGTGATGAGGCATCTGCATTCTTGACAAGTGCAGATCTTCCCGATCTGACTGACTATGTCACTTCTGCCGATGTCTCAGGATTCGTTGACGTGAACTATGTAGAGAACAACTTCTACTCAGCTTCTAACCCGTCTGGATTCCTGACATCTGCTGATATTCCTCATATCGAGCAAGTTCAGTCTGACTGGTCAGAAGATGACGACACTGATCCGTCTTACATTCAGAACAAGCCAGATCCAGTAGGTCTTGAAGCTCTCAGTCCTCTGTATATCATTGACGAGACATCTGCATCTAAGATCGGAATCTACACTTCAGCAATACCAGAACTAAGCGGCTACGTTACGAAGAGCTATGTAGATGAGAACTTCTACTCAGCTTCAAATCCGTCAGGATTCATAACATCAGCAGATCTACCTGATCTTTCTGACTACGCAACTAAGGACTATGTAGACTCTGAGACCTCTGGCAAGCAGGACACTCTTACTTTCGGTTACACTGACAACAAGATCAGCTCTATCAACAGCTCTGCTATCTACTATAAAGGAGGATCAGGATCTGAAGTATACAGAACACCATACGGCGGATCAGAGACGTTCGTAAGCGCTCTAAAGATCGACTCTGATGATCCAGACGGATATGCTTATGTCACTGCTGATGATGTCGGTCAAGGCTATCTAGTGAGCGGTCCGTACAAGAAACTTCTAGACGCTGGAGTCAATGGAGTCGGTGATAGCGCTACTCCGATCTACATCGACAACAACGGTACATTCAAGCCAGTTAGCGCTACCTTCACTCAAGAGCAGTCTGACTGGACAGAAGCCAATACTGCATCAGCAAGCTACATCAAGCACAAGCCGACTCCAGTTGGACTCAAAGCTGGCGCTGGAATCACGTTGACTGACCAGACCTCTTCTGTCTTGATCAGCTCTAATGTTCCATATCCTACAGTAGAGTGTCAGGCTATATCAGTAAATTACTCAGGCTACGTCAAGGTAGTCTATCCTCAGTCTTCTGCTTGCTGTGAGCTTCACGTCACGACTCCTTACAGATACGACGCTGTTGCTGAGTACTCTGCAAAGATCGATGACGACATGACTTGGGCTATTCCTTCTGGCTGCTGGTATGACTTCATCAAGCAAGACTTCGGAGGCACTACGGAATGGTGCTTCAAAGACTCTGGACACTACTACGGCTAACAGGAGGTAGAGATGGATCTGATCAGCACTATAGCTCCTTACGTACCTCAATATGCATGGCCAGTACTGATCCTAGTACTCGGCTATGCTAAGATTCAGTCAGATCGAAAGAAGACTCGTGAAGTGAGAGATGCAGACAGCACTGAGCTTCACGACAAGATTCTGAAGCACGACTTTTTGATAGGTCAGCTAAAAGACAATCAGACGCTACACAACACTCTGATCAATGATTTGAGAGATGCTGTAAATGCGATGAATGTCTGCACGGCTAAGCTTGAAGTCTCTGTTACGACACTGACAGAAGCAGTGAAGGAGCTAAAGAAATGATAGGTACTCTTCTATTCGTAGTGATAGTCTTAGTTCTTGGCTATCTTCTCTTCGATAGTAACGACTGGACAAGATACATAAAGTGACGATTCCAGACGTTATAAGACGTTATTTTCATCAGAGGTAGGTCTATCAAGGTCTACCTCTTTTACGTCCTTATAGGGCTGTTTCTGTGCAATTATTAAGCGCTTAAGAAGACAAGTTTCGCTTAAGAAGACAAGCTTCGCTTAGCTTTTCTACCAAACTTCAAGTTCTTGCTTGGATCCTTCATTCGTCTGTCAAAGTAGATTTTGAAGAATCTAAGTGCATCTTCCTCGGAGTATTTTCTCTTCAGTCCTCTCCAGTAAGCCTGCCACCTCTTAGAACCTCTCCTAGAGATACATTTGTGGTTACGATCGTACTCATCAACTATATCTAGGTCTATTCCCAACTCAGCTTCTAGTTTCTTTCTATCGGTCATCTTGAACTGCCAGTGCTCGTTGCATTTAGTTAAACGATCATCATATTGAATTTGATATTGGTTGAGACACTTGTACAGCTCTCTCTCATACGCCTTATTGTGAGATGATTTAGGAATGAAGCTCTTAAAGTGGAACTTCTTAGTTAGAGCACGAGTCAGTTCAGTGATAGAGTAGATCCTGAACGTGTCCGGATTCATCGCTATCCGGTACATCGGGTAGGAGTCAGTCTCTTCTAGATAGCCGTTCTCTAAAAGATATTCAAGTGCGGATTCTGGAGGAATGTCTAAACGCTTCTGTCCCATATAGTCAATATACAATTTTGTTGCTAAAAAAAGATCCACTGGCTTTGACGCTCAACGATTCTCAAAGGAATCTCGCTATAGCCAGTGGAACTCTACAAGGATAATGTATGTTCAGTTTTGTTTTTACTTCAGTGAGTCAAGAAAATCTCCTGTCTCTTCAGTCTTGGTGTCTTCCTGTTCATGTTCAGACTTCTCAGCATCGGCAGACGGAAGTCTCCACTTGACAGACCAGAGACCATCTTCGCCCTTCTGACGAGTTACGATAGCGTCTACAGGTTTCTTCTTGAGCTTCTTGTTCACCTTAGTTGCGAAGTCCATAGCGATCTCACGAGTGTCATGTTCGTTGTCTTCGTCTTCAAAGGCAGCCTTGAACATAGCGATTGCCTCTTCTGCGCCGATAGCTGCAGTAGCGATCTGGAGAAGACGGTTGTTCGTGATGTCGATTGCCTTGTCAGTTCCGAGACCCATGTAAGTTCCGAACTCAGCACCTTCATGATCGAAAGTGATCTTGAGTGAGGTCTTTCCGGACTTGGTGGACTTGTACTCTGCTACGGAGATTAGCTTGACAGTTACGTTGTCTAGGTCACCGACCTTTGGAGTAGTCTGGATGGAAGAGAAATAGTCGTTGAAATTGTCTGTTGTGATTGACATTGTTGTTATTCCTTTGCACTTAAGTGCGGTTTGTTTCTTTTTGTTTTGATGAATAAAATATATGTAATTATTTATTCAGTCAAATTCTCTTTAGATGATGGATACTATAGAGATAGTTGCGAAGACGAGTAGAATGATAGCACCGAGTCTGGTGCATTCAGTCTTGCTGCAGATAGGTTCTCCGAGCTTATCAAGCAGACTCGTCTTTACCGGATGATACGGAAGTTCAGCTTTCTTGCTCTGACGACGCTTCTTGCGGTAGATGGAGACCTTGAGACGATATTCGTCGTAAGCTTCAATAGAGCCGAAGCGAGAGAGGATCTGTTCGTTGGTGAGAGTTCTTTTAGCCATGATTTTTGTTCCTTTTAGTTTTAGGTTGTTGTTTGTTGATGTTATCAATATAGGTAATGTTGGACAGATTCTAAACCATTTATGCTGATATTTATAGTAAAAATAAATTTACACATAAAAGCTGCGAAATAGCAAATTTTCTCATAAGAAGTTACTATATATAATACATAAGACAATAGCTCATCACCGTCAAATGATTCAGAGCTATACAGAGTACAAGGATTTAGTTGATCGTGTTCCTGATGTCTTCTTCTCAGTTGGATCTTGACGGTGATGCTGAGAAGAAGACATTTTTGTTTCGATCTGCAAGGATATAAGAAATGAACACAAAAGCTCAACAATACTTGGACAATCTTTATATAGCCGATAGCCAGAAGATGATATACTTTCTGCAAGCAAGAGTGAAGTTTCGTAATGAATTTCGTAAAGATTTGAGTAACAAACCCAAATTTAGAAGAGACCCCTCTATCTCTTCTTTAAAATAATATATAATAGCAAATTTGAGACGAAATTAAATGAGTATATTTAATTCAAACAATAAGGAACACACAATGAACACCAATCAAAATATCGACCAATTCATCAAATACTTCGAGAACAACTACATCATCACAGATCGCGGCAAGATCCAGATGAAGAGCAAGAGAAGCTTCCTCACTCCTCAAGAAGTATACGTGAAGTATGTCGCTGCTATGGGAGTCGTAGGAATTGATCCAATGAGTCAGCCAGAAGTAGAAGAGATCATCAAGAATCTCATCAAGGAGAAGGCAGCACCAGAAGCTCAACAGATCGAGCTCATGCCGTATCTCGTAAAGCTCCTCAAAGAGAGCGGAAGATTCCAGATCAACAGATCATTCACAGAGATTCGTTCGATGAGACCTGGAAGCGACAGTCCGCTCAACTCAGACATCAACGACATCAAGCACTTCCTTCTCGCTAAAGCAGCATCTGATCCTATTCTCGGATCATTCACTACAGGAAATATCGAACACACTCTCTATGACATGGCTAGACAGGCTAAAGAGAACTCGTTCGCTAAGCTCGCTAAAGAGCTTGAGTATGACGAAGACTGTCTTCCGTTCTTGGACACTTACTTGCACAAGATTCACGAACACTTTCAGATCTCTGAGTCTTACGAGATCTTCAAGATGATGATGTGCCACTGGGCTTGGCAGGTCAAGAGAAGGATGAGAATGAAGAAGGTCGTATGGCACATCTGGATCAACTTCTTTGGACCGACTGGAACTGGTAAGTCTTGGTTCATCGACAAGCTCGCTAGCAAGTTCGAAGAGTTCTACACTGAGAGCGCTAAGATCTCATCTCTATTCGACGAGACTCGTGAGATCAAGAAGATGACTGAGAAGTACATCATTTACTTCGATGAACTAGCTGTGAACAATACACAGGCTGTTGCTGGCGTAGAAGCGCTCTCTACGGACGACATTAAGACTCTCAAGTCTATACTAACGGGTAACAAGTTAGACACTCGTATATACGGCACACAGGAGCAAATGAAGAGAACTATCACGTTCTCATGCATCTCATCCGCTAACGACCATCTATACGATGTGATCTTCGATCCAGAGACGATGAGAAGATACTTCGAGTTCAACTGCAAGAGAACAGAAGTAGGCACACAAGAAGAACAGAAGAGCTTGAACGAGATTCTTGACAAGTCCGTTGACTTCTGGAAGGCTATTGACGAGAACAAGGAAGAGGGTTACTGGAATCCGAACTCTGATCTCGGTCGTCAGGTATGGGAGATCCAGAAGACATACTATCCGACTAAGTCCACACTGATCGAGATGTCTAAGTACTACAAGTTCAAGTATGACGACAGCTACACTACGGCAGAGTGCTACAAGACTTACGCTGACTGGTGCAAGCAGGCTGGAATGAAGCCCAAGTCGATCATGAACTTCAACTCAGAAGTCGCTAAGAGATGGCCAGAACTTGTCGGATCTGATGGACATCCTCACATCACTTTCGATCCAATAAGTGGAATGGCTGAGAATAGAGAAGACTTCACTGCAATGCTAGCAGAGAGAAAGCCTGGAAAGTTCGATGTAGGAAACGGCTATCCAGCACCTGAAGTACCGGAGGAACTATAATGCCACGTCCAAGAATAACAAAAGAACAAGCAATCGAAAGATATGGATCTCTGGAAAACTATGAATCTCATCTAGCACAGATGATTAAGTGGCACAGAGATCACGCTGAAGAGCAGAAAGACTACAGATGGAGGAATCGAGATCGTGAGAGAGCTAGATCACGAAAGTGGAGAGAAGATCATCCAGAACAGGTAGAGCAGATCAAGGCTAATCACAAGAATAGAAGGCTCACTGATCCGGTGTTCGCAAGCAGACTCAACATCAGAACGAGATCAAGATACCTTGCCGACAGGTTGGGTATAGATAGAACTGGATGTGAGCTTCATCACTACACTGATCCACTGGAGCTAGGAAACTTCATCGTCATCAGTAGAGAGAAGCACAGATGGCTACACTCATGTTTCGGTGGATTGAATAAGAGAATAGATCTAAAAGTCATCAAGGCTGTTCTTCCAATGCTCGGAGATGTTGTAATAGTTAAGGATGGAAAAATAACTAAGGTTGAGGACATAAAATGAGACACAGATACAAGACTACAGAACAGAAAGAAGCACGTAAGGAGTACATGAAGAAGTACATGAAGAAGCGAAGGTCTGAACCCAATGAAGAGTACATCGCTCACAAGATGAAGCGCAGGAGTGAACACAAGCTTGAACGTAATGTTTACATGAAAGGGTACAATGCTAAAGATGTAAATGCTGCTGGAGTTACTAGGCAACAGATCCGTGTACTTTCAAATAGAATTTTGTTCAAGAAACACTATAAGCTTCATGGTTATGAAATTCATCATTGCTTTGGCTATGAAGATGCTAACAAGTTCATCTACATTCCTAGAACTCTACATCAGCAAATCCATCAAATGCTAAGAGACGATAAGATCCCAGCATATTCAAATCACTGGAATACTATCAGAGATATGGTGAACAGCTGTGATGAGTATACATTCATTAGCTGCTAAGATAGCTAAATCAAATAGGAACAAATAATGTTACGCAACTTTATTCTATCACATCATGAGAAGTCAGGAGACTTCATCCTGAGTCCTGGACAGTCTCCTGATGAATTTACAGTAATATCAGAGACTCCTTGCTTCGTCATCGGACATCACACAGACACTAAAGGAGCATGGACAGACTCACACACTTTCGACTTCGTTCGAGTTGAAGGAGTGAACAATCCAATCAGAGCAGAGCTAAACTCATGGAAGTGGATTCTCGGACAGCTAAAAGACGGCGAATGGGCTTGTCTTCATCACTACCGTAGGCAACTATTGCAGACGAGCTATAACGTCGCTACAGCCGAGCCTATACCGATGCAGCAGGGTGTTCTGAATCAGCTGGCGTATTTCCACACTATCCAGTGGGTAGACTTCATGAGATACGCTCTGACGAACGAAGACTTCAAGATTCTGCTTGAAGCTAAGTCATTCTATCCGTACAACCTGTTCTGTGCCGACAAGGCTACTATTCAGAGATGGGTAGCTGACATGGAGTATCTCTTCAAGAAGTTCATTCAGTTCTGTGGAGGAGATCTGTACAAGTTTATGCACAGAGATCCAGATCTGTTGAAGTTCAGACCAGGAAAGAACTGCGATCCGAAGTATCAGGCCAGATCGTTCAGCTTCATTCTTGAGAGACTAAATACTCTATTCTGGCTTAAGAACATAAAGGCTGGAAAGAGAATTATGCCGATGAGGGTAAGACTCATCGAAGAAGGACAAACCATTTAGAAAGAGGATAGATACGATGAATACAACTGAAAAATTTTTATTCGTTTTAGGACTAATTATAATAATAAGTTGCCTAATCGGTATAATAGTTCTTTCTTCTGAAAGATCTCAAAAAGGTACACTTTACCTTATAGACAGTGATGATCCAATATGCACTGGTACATTGTATGCTAATCCTCATGCATACGCTAATGTTACGTACAGATTCAATTGCGACGATGGCCGAGAGATCAAAGAACTAACAAACTTCATATTGAAGTAGAGGAGGATAAGACGATATGAAAACAATCGTAGGTATGACTACATGGACGAAGCGCATTCCGATGTGCATTCCGACAGTAAGAGACATTCTGAATCAGACAGTCAAGGTTGACGAGTTCGCTATCAACTTGGACAGACAACAGTTTCCGAACGAGCGAGAGGATGTAGCTAAGCTGTGTCCTGAACTGATCGAGCTAGAGAAGACTAACGACAATCTTAAGCTATACTTCCAAGACAAGGATATGCACTGCTGGCAGAAGATCGTTCCTATCTTGAGGAGAGAGCTTAACGAGCCAGTAATCGTCTTCACTATAGATGACGACACGAACTATTGTCCGACTTGGATAGAAGAGGGTCTGAAGTCACTACAGAATGGAGAGTGGCTGTGCATGACGAACGATAAGCTTACACAGGGCCAGTGCATGGCATACGGATGGAGAGCTGTAGAGTGTCTCAGAAGAGAAGTTGACGATGAGATCGTGTTCAAGTGTCCTCTAGACGATCACGCCATCTTCTGGATCATGCAGAAGTACGGACTGAAGAGAGGAAAGGCTCCGTTTCCTGATGGTTGGGACAAAGGAGACAGAGAGCTTGGCTACTCGTTCCGTAGATGCTTCATTCCGAACGATGATCCGTCTAAAGTCATTCATGGAGACTATCCGTACGAGCAGTTCCTCAGAGAACGTGAGATCTTCAAGAGGAAAGGTATCGTATGATCCAAGATGACTTGAGTCCGATCGAGATAGAGCTACAGAGAATAGCCAACAGACTCGATAAAGCTTGCGGCTCTTCTTATCAAGTATGTGACAAGTGCGGAGAGAAAGGAAGAGGCTTCTCTGATCTGATGGAGGGCACATTCACTTGCGTCAGATGCTATATGAAGAAGGAAGCGGAACGACTAGACGCTGATCCTGAATGGATCCGTAAGGAACGAGTATGGAAGATGAGAAAGGCGAGAGATGTATGGAATAGTAAGCTAACACTCTTCGATATGACTCAATCCGAAAAGGAACAGTTAGCCAGAAAGATATATGATAACATGTTGCAATAAGTGTAAAGGCCTCTGCTGCCGTAGAATTGGTCAATTCCAATTTATGAAGATATACGATAGAGGCGATGGAGTATGCAAGTACTTGACAGAAGACAACAAGTGCGAGATCTACGACCATCGTCCTTTGATTTGTGACACTGACCGGTTATACAATCTCTTCTACATAAATAAACTATCAAGAGAAGAGTATGACAAGCTCAATGAAGAGGCTTGCAACGAATTGATGAGGTTATTCAATGAGAAAGAAGAAAGAGACGGAAGATCGCAGAATGAACGAACAGAGCAAGATGACTGATCGCGAGATCGCAGAAGTTCTAGTTCCAGACTCTACGACTCAGAAGTTGACAGATGAACAAGTGAAAGAGATTCTCGGAAGAGGTGGAATTCCAGGAGTCGATCCAGATCAATCAAAGTGGGACAGACTGCTTGATCTTCTCGGAGACATGTTGATGGCAGAGACTGAGATTCTTAACATCTTGAAGAGATCAGAAGCTCGTCAGAAGTTCGACATGGATATGCGATATGGAGGTTGTTGATGAAGCTACAAGGAGTGCTATATGAAGCTACAAGATGAGCTAGACAAGAGCTGGACTGACATAACTCTGGATAGCGGTGACGTGAACGAAGACTTCACGATCGCTATGCTCAGCACAAACGACAAGAAAGAGTTCGCGAAGCTCGCTATTCAGTTCTGTCCATCTGGAACGACTGATGAAGAGCTCGATGACGAGTGGTACGAGAAGAAGACTCTATTGATCCGTCACTTCATGAGCAAGATGTACATCAAGGCTCCGATGCCGAAAGTGTACAATAAGCTGATGACTATCTTGGAGAGAAGAGATGCGAGACACTGGTCATCTGACAGCAAGATCAGAACGATCGACATCCTACAACCCAACAACGATGTCAAGGTAACTATAAGCGACTTCTGATGGCAGTGAATCACGAGTACAAACTGTTTCCAAAGCAGAGGGAGTTCTTCAACAGCAGAGCTCCTATCTGCTATCTGTGTTGCGGAAGAGGATTTGGCAAGAGCTATGTAGCGAGTCTGTACATAGCGCTCAACTTCTTGAAGGGACTCAGAATCATCGCACTCGCTCAAAACTTCAAGGCGTTGAACGAGGTTCTGTTCAGCGAGATTCTGACCAGACTGCAAGAGCTCGCTATTCCATACAATTTCGAGAAGCAGGGCATGAAGATCACTTACGGAGACGGAGTGATCTATGGAGCTTCGTATGAGAACATCGAGTCAATAAGAGGTCTGTCAAGGATCTCTATCGCAGTATGCGACGAGGCAGCTCTTGCACCTCCGACTCTATTCACGGCTCTGTCTCCTTGCTTGAGAGGTGAAGGAATCGATCCATACATCAGACTTCTATCGACTCCGAGAAAGGGATCGTTCTTGAACTTGTATGCGAAAGAGCATCCAGATCTTGTCGAAGTGATCCACGCTAAGACGACTGACAATCCTCTTATCACTCAAGAGCAGCTCCAGCTGATGAGCAACTCTATCGTCAACGAAGATATGCTTAGACAGGAGCTAGAGGGCGAGATGCTTGACATCGACTCTGATGCTTCTATTTTGCAGTTAAAGGACTATCCTACGAGAGATTCGGGTCTACCCGGAGTGAACTACATGGGTATAGACCTTTCGGGCTTAGGAGCTGACAATAACGTCTTTACAGTAGCGAACAGGTACAGAATCGAGGAACAGGTCAAGATTCAGAGCGCAAACTCGTTCGAGCTAGCAGACATCTCAGAGAGACTCGTTCAGAAATGGAACATTCAGGGAATCTTCATAGACATCACTGGATCGACTAGCTGTGGAGCTCTTGACGTGATGAGATCGAAAGGACTTCAGGTGACTGGCATCAACTTCGCTCAGAAGCCGTTCGACTGCGACACTGGCAACAGATGCGCTAACGCTAGAGCTGAGATGTATCTGGATCTCGCTAAGTACGTCAAAGACGGCTTGTTCGTATCGAGCGACGACATCAAGACTCAGCTAGCTTACACTACCGTCTTCGTCAATCAGTCTGGAAAGATGCAGATCATCAAGAAAGCTGACATCAAGGAGTTGATAGGACACTCTCCTGACGAAGCTGACTCGCTAGCTCTAGCTGTCTATGCGATGGAGCACAAGTCTGTCAGTCTGACTAAAGACGAAGAGAGAAAGAAAGCGTCAGAAGTGGCTGCTCGTTACGCTTACTTCTGGCACAGAGACAACGACATTGAGTGATTGCTGCTCAATGCAAAATTTATGAAAAACGAAGGAGCAATTGCATGATTTCAGTACGCGAGCTCATAAAAGAGGCTACATCGAGAGCCAACATCGTACCAAGGAGACAGGCTGTCCCTGGAAACTTGGTCGAGATTGCCTTCAATCATCTGAAGGGAATCGTATCTAAGTACAACAATGACAATCTTCTCGCATTCACTCAAGAGAACATCACGCTTCCGCTCAAAGAGAAGATTCACATCTATGATGAGAATGACAGTCTTCTCGGTCCTTACGACAAAGTGTTCGACTCAGTTGATGAGATGAACGCTTACGAACTCACAAAAGACGATGTAGACAATGGAACTCTAGCTATCGTCAGAGAAGCTGGCTACGAGAACTCATACTGGTTCGCTATCGGAGTTGGAACTCCGTCTGGTCCAGTTTACACGTGGGCTGGAAGTCGTGTTCCAGAGAACGTTCCGTATCGTCTACAGAAGATGATCGACTATCGAAACATGTATCAGATGTACTGTCCTGACGTGAGCAAGATCAACACTCTCACGATGATCAAGATGAACGAGCAGAACATTCCTTGGACTTACGAGCTCAACTTCATGCCGTATGACAAGTTCGAGAGATGCGGACCATCTGATCCAGTGTTCACGTTCGTCGGCAAGGCAGAGGGAGAATGGATCATTCAGGTAAAGCCGATGGCTGTCAGACAGATCGGATTCAAGATGAAGCTCAACTACAACAGAGCTCTTGACTTCGACATTGACGATGATCTGATGGTTCCTGACAACTACACTGAGCTTCTCATCACTGCTCTGACACACAAGCTTGCTCTTCAGTTCCCGAGACTGGATGACGCACAGATGCAGAGACTAGAGAATGATCTTCGTGTCATGGTAGAGAATGTCAGAACTCCGAAAGCTGATGTCCGTCAGGTTCTGAGAAACATGGACTATCACGGAAGAGGAACGATGACTCAGTGGGAGCTTGAATCTGGTAACTGGATCTTCGGAGGCTAACGATGGGAAAAGTCAAGCTGATTCAGAATATCGCTGGATCAATCAGCAAGAGCAACGTCCAGAAAGTTGGTCTGGGCGAGTGCATCAACATGTACTGCGAGAAGCAGAATCCGACTGAGCACTCATGTGATCTTCTGATGAGAACTGTTCAGGGCGAGATCCAAGCAGCTCTGATTCCTGGACGATGTAGAGGCATGTTCAGAGTCTCTAGAGGTATCGACAACCGTCCTAACCTCTACGCTGTGTATGACCAGACTCTCTATCTGATCAACAGCCTACATGAATGCACTGTCATCGGTCATCTTGACTCTTACACTTCAGAAGTTCACATGACTGAGACTGGAGGTTACGGCTCAGCGCATCCACATCTAATTCTCGTTGACGGAAACTCTGTCTATGCAGTTGACACGACTCTAAGCATCGGTGACCAGCAAGCAGACTTCAAGAGCATCAAGCTTCCATATCGAGTGAACTCTAACACTCAACAGATTCAGCCGACTCACTGCGCATATCTCTACGGCTATCTGATCGTCAACGACTCTGGAACTGACGCGTTCTACACTTCATATCAATATCCTTTCGAGATCCAAGACACTCAGACAGCAGACTTCTATGAAGATCGTGAAGAGTTTATCGAGTGGTGGATGACACTGACTGATGATCAGAAGAAGCAGTACAGAGCTGGTGAGATCCACGACAACTACTGGAATCAGTGGCAGGACTTCATCACTGGAAAAGCTGATGACACTCCTGAAGTGAACGACATCTTCAGAGTTGACACTGTCCAGTTCGCTAAGTACGGATTCATCACTTACTCTGAATGGTGTCCTGACAATACGATCGCTCTAATCGGAAACGGAAAGGCTATGTACACGTTCGGTGACAGATCATATCAGATCTTCACTTACAATGACGACGTGAACAACCCGTTCACCAGCCCTAACACAGCAGCTGGAAATATCGGCATCAAAGCGCCTAACTCTCTAGCTTGGCTCGGCGAGACTATCATCTGGCTTGGAAGCTCTGACATCGGAGAGAACGGAATCTTCATGCTAACTGGTGCAGAGCTCAAGCGTGTCTCGACGAAGGACATTGAACGTGAGCTCAAGTATCTAAAGAATCCAGAGAACGCTTACTCGTCAGTATGGCAAGAGAATCAGCATCTGTTCTACTCTATCACTTTCGAAGACTCACAGAAGACTTTCGTCTATGACGCTACTGAAGATGCTTGGCATTACAGAGCATCTTACGACGAGAACAACAGATTGACCTTCTGGAGATACAATCACGCTACTTTCGCTTATGGCAGAATCTATGTCGGAACGAAGAACGCTCTAGCTTACATGGACGAGAACAAGTACACAGAGCACGACGGAAGAGTTATGCTCAAGCTTCGTAGAGGTTCTGTTCTGACTTCAGACGACTGTCCGTTCTTCATCGACAGCGCTCAGATCATCACTAACAACGGTCAGCACAGCTTCGACGATCACTATGACAACATGGAGCTGAATCCGAGAATCCAGATCAGATACACTTGGGATGGTGGCAACTGGTCTGACTATGAAGACTACTACGCTGGCAAGATCGGTCAGTATGACTATTCGACTACGATCTGGCAGCTTGGACTAGGATCGTTCTTCACGCTTGAGATCAGCACCACTGAAGCTGTTCCGTTCGCTATCGAGAATCTGAAGATTCAGTTCGAGCCATGCACATCATTCATCTGAGGTAACCGATGAGCGAGAGAATAGATCTTAGAAGAGTCAGACTTTCAGCTGAGAACACGTCTCACTGGTCTGACGCTCTTGAGGGCTCTTACGGACAAGTTGGAGCACAGAAGTACGGAATGGTACTGATCAAGAACGTCCTGTTCATCAATCTGTACAAAGGAGCAGATGTCGATCTGATTCTGCCTACAGTTCATGACGGATTCCTGATCACTTCAACTGGTAGAAGAATAAATGTAAATGATAGCAGACTTCAAGCAACACTCAGTTCCACAGAGTCTGCATTCGGACAACTAATGCTAATGAAATGGAACTGACGGAGGATAGAAAATGGTCCCTTTGATCATCGCAGGTGCAGCTGCTTCTCTAGCTGGAAGTGGCATGCAGGCATACTCACAGTACAAGGCTAACGAAGAGGCTCTAGAAGCCAAGAAGAAAGCCGCTAATCAGCTATACGCTCAAGGTCAGTTGACTGACAATGAGTACAAGAAGGTCATTCAGAACATCGAAGACTACTATGCTCAGCGTGGAAGTCTAGGTCAAGAGTCTGATGTCAACGCATATCGTGATGCAGTCAGATCGTTCAATCCTGAAGACTATGCAGCTGATGTCGGTGACTTCTCGTTCAACAAGACGAAAGAAGACTTCGTCAATCCATACTACTCTCAGATCATGGCTGACACGACAAGTCAGCTTCAGCACACAGCAGCTGGTGCAGGTCTAGGTCGTGGTACTGGCGCTGCTCTCAACATCGCAAAGGGAGTCACCGAGAAGTCCGATGAGCTCTATCGCACTGCTATGCAAGACTATCAGAACGAGAGGAACTTCGCATATCAGAAGTATCAGGACGCTATCACGAACAATCAGAATCGTCTCAACAGTCTTCTCGGCGCTAAGACGACTAAGATGCAGATGCAGGGCAATCTCGCTAATGACTACTACGACGTGATGGATCAGGCTCAGGCTGACAGAATCGCAGCTGAACAGGATCGACTGAACGCCAAGACGAGCTACTCTACCGCGATGGCTGGTCTATACTGATCTGGAGGATTTGAACATGGCAAGAATCTACAACAGAGACAACATAAACTATTCTGGACTGATCGGACAGGCTATCCAGAACGCTAATCAGACTTCTCAGCTATACGCTAACAAGTATCAGCCTTGGAACACTATGGGACAAGGCGTAAGCGATGTAGGCAATAGACTACAGGAAGCTGGTTGGAAGGAATTTGGATCACAGCAAGATGACGCTAGGGCTCAGGCTATGCAGCAGAGACAGTTCGAGCAGCAAGAGAAGATGTTGCAGAAGCAACAGGAGTTCCAAGCTTTGGAATCCGCAAGAGCAAGAGCACAGCAGATCTTCACAAACACTCAGAACGCACAGAACGCCGAGCGTCTTGCAGCTATCAACAAGGGATATGCCGCAATTGATCAGTACAACGACGCTCAGGATAAACTATCTCTAAGCGATGAAAGAATTTCTGCACTAACTGCTATCAGAGATAAAGAAAAGCCTGGTTCTACTGAATGGAACAAGTACAACAATGATCTTAATCAAGAAATACTTAAATCAATCAATTTGCAGAAGAGAATGGATCTAGCATTGGCTCAGAAGAACTATGCAGACGCTCTTACATCTGGTGATAAAGCCGCGATAGCTAAAGCTCAGAAGGAATTGAATGATAAGTACCCTACTAGTCAGAATGATCAACTTCATCCAGCAGCTACTCAGGTTAGTACTAGTCCAACTGAATCTCAAACTGCACAGAATTCAGTAGCTACAGAAGACAGTTCAAATCTTTCTACAGATTACGATGTGATTATGGCTGATCTTAGCAAGAAGGGTAGATTTAAGAATCAGGCAGAGATGGATTCCTATAGAGATCAGATAAAGAAGCTCGGTAAGCCAGATCTAATCGAAAAGGCAGATGCAGCATTTAAGAAGGTAGCAGGGAAGGAGACCTGGGAGAGTAGAAAGAGCAGACATGACGCTAAGAAGCATCCAAACATGAGACCCTCAGAAATTAGAGCTCTAAAGGAAGAATTCCCTGAACTATACTAGGAGTGGTTATGGCGAGTAAGATCAAAAAGAAGCTAACAGACGAGATATGGAGCGAGATGACTCCTTATCGCAAGAGCGGAGATACAGATAACATGTATTATAAGCTCCTTGAGAATCTATACGACTCCGTAGATGTTTTGGATTCTGATGAAGAGATCGTTAATACTGTATGGGCTAATCGTGATCTTCCATTAAGAATGTTCACTGTGAAAGATCTTGAGAAGATGCCATCTTTGAAAGAACTTCTAATCGGTGAGCCTAGAACTGGCAAGGTGGATCTTGACAAGTCATTCGGTAAGGACTGGAGAGAACACTTCAACGAAATTCCTATCACACAGATAGATCTTGTAGCTGAGAAGAATGGCGTAAGCAGAGACAAGCTGCTTTCTAAGATGCATGATGAGGTTGTCAAGAAACAGAGATATGACATAGCTCATGAAGGAGTGCTTGGTAAGTCTATGTCTATCTTGACTCCTAGAATCCAAGAGGCAGTTGAACGAGGCGAAAGTCCATCAGGAAAGGATATTGCTGGGGATGTGATCGAGACTGGTCTATATGCAGTACCGTATGGAAGAATAGCTGGTGCTGGTGCTTCTCTAGCTCGTGGAGCTCTGATTCGTGGCGTTGCATCAAACGTAGCTCCGCCTCTATTGAACGAAGCTTCAGATGCTATCATGTACGATGAATCAAATCCAAGAGGTAACTTCAGTCCGACTGATATAGCTGTTGGAACAGGAACTAACATCGTTGTTCCACAACTATTGAGGAGAGCTGGAACTTTCTTAGAGAGAGGTGGACTACCAGGTAAAGCCTTATCTACTTTTGGTGAAGGTGTATCTCCGAGAGAGTTCGCAGATCAGAAGTTAAAGGATATGGCTTTTCCTAAGAATCTCGCTACTCAAGAAGACCGAATCGCTGCTTCTACTTTCAATAAGTCTTCAATGCCTGTTCGTAATGTCATATTGGATGATAAAAAGAAGATCCTCAATATAGCTACTCAGAAGGGCAATACTATTGAAGAGAAAGCTGCAAACTACATTCGTTCTAACGGGAAAGATCCAAAGTCTCACTTTGTAACAGAAACTGGTAAAATTTATGAAAAGTGGGACCCTAATCAGTCTACAGCATCTAATGGTCTTCACGAAGTATATGATGGACTACTTTCTGGTATAGAGACATCAACTAAGTCAGGAAAGAGACTTGCTGCTGAAGAGGCGCTAAAGAACTTCAGTACTAACAAGTTCGGTGACACTTATGCAGAAAGCAACAAACCTCTCGGAAGGATTCCTATCATCGGAAACTCTATTCAGAGCTATATCGACGAAGCCAACAAGGAAGAGGAACGTCGTAAGCTTGAAGAGGAGATAGAGAGACAGTATCAGATCGATCTGATCTTCGGAAGACAGAGATAAATAGTAGTGAGGTTATAAGTGAACAACAGAAACTTTGACAACTGGAATCGCTATCTAGACAATGACGGAAACATTCTCAGAGGATGCATCCAGTTCATGGTCTTGGATGGCACTACATCAGCACCTATCTTTGACTCTGACGGAGTAGCTCTGTCGAATCCTCAGATCACTGACATCTATGGTCGTACTCAGCATCAAGTCTTCATAAAGAATGATGTTCTCGTGTACTTCTACAAGTATGTCGGACAGTGTACGATCGAGGTCGAAGAGGCTCAAGGCATTGACACTTCAGACGAGACTAAATGGTCACTTCAGTACACAGCAGAATCACAGCTCACTGTTGATCTGTCTGGTAGCACTGACTCGATCAAGTCCGTAGAAGATATGACGGCTCTGCATGCACTGGATCCAGCCACTATCCCCACTACAGGGGACAAGAAGTTCATCCAGCTAATGGGTTACTACGAAGAGGGAGATCTTGAGCCAGCTTACTACTGGTGGGACGAGACTTCTACAGAGAACGACGATGGCGGATCTATCATCGCTGGTCCAGAACTGACAGGCCGCTGGAAGCTCATTCCGCCAGCAGTCCATCTTGACGTGAGACGTTTCGGCGCATTCCCTTACAGCTCTACATATCAGGTAGACTCACAGAGAGTCAAGATCATGAACGCTGTTACTTACGCTAACAGAGTCGGTCTTAGAGTATGGTTCCCGAGACATGAAGAGACGACTCCGAACGTGATCTCATACAAGTACTACAAGTATGACAATCTGAACATTACGTTCCAGAACGGTCTGGATGTTGACTATAACGTCATCTTCCTTGATGAAGGAACTGCATCGACGTTCAGATTCCCGAGCATTCGTGGAGATCTATACTTCCAGAACGCAAACACTTCTGTAGGGGCTAACTTCGTCAAAGCTTCTTGGAACATGAGAAGCAATTCCAAGTACAGTCAGTTCATGGATGCAACTTATGTCATTGACGACATGAATCACTCTACGAACATCAGATCTCTTCAGGACTACACAGTTGACTGTCGTGCATTTCCTATCTACGGATTCACATTCAACAACTGTCGTCTATCTGAGACGAGAAAGCTAGCTGGAAAGGATGGAGTATACAACACATTCGTAAACTGTAAGCTTACTGGAAAGATGTTCTATACTGGAGAGGATGACAACGCTGCTGATCTAGTCGGTCTATGCAACGGTTGTAAGCTCGACATCATGGACTTCCAAGATGAGCTATATCTCTGGAGATCTTGGAGATGCACTGACAACTACGACATGAACATCGACTGGCAGAATCTTCCAGTTGACGGTGGTCCGTATAGCAACTACGCTGGAAGCACTCTCACTGGAACAGTTCTTAGAATCTGCAACTACAAGCACTACTTCGGAAGCAGAATAGTTCTTCCACAGACTGGAAATGTCAACACTATCATTCTGGAGAACTGCGAAGGCTACTTCTCTCTACCATCCAACATGACAGTTCAGCTCAACAACTGCAACGCTTACATCAGAATGGCGAGAGGCGTCAATCTGATCGCAGTTGACTCGAACGTATGCCTTGATGGAACGAACTACAGCTCGGGAACTCTTCCGACTTACAACTTCAGAAACTGTGTTGTTCAGAACACACCTGATGCAGCTGCATCGACATCTTACGTGACTACGAGTCTGACAGCTATCGGATGTATTCTGAATGTCGGCTTCACTGCTGATAACACAGTCGTCAAAGACAGTCAGATCAACAAGTCTATCGTTACCGAGTTCAACGACAACACTGGAAACGCTGTCTTCTACGACAACAACATCGTCAATGCTGCTTTCATCATCAGAGGGCCGTCAACCGGTAAGCATCACGTGAGAGGTGCTTGGACTAACAACACAGGAAATGTGCAAGATCCGATATTCATCAACAGAGAGAATCTTGACAGTGTAGAAGCTAATCATCCATACACTTACGAGAACAACAGCGGCACGTTCCTTCCGAGAATGGAGTCTAAGCAGTTCGCTAGAAGAATAACATTCATGGATATTCCTACTATGCTAGCTACCCAAGTTCGTGATGACTACATGGTCGCTAAGAGCCCAAGTGGTCAGTCTTGGAACTGGATGTTCATCTACACAGATAACCTGTACGACGACCAACACAACTACGAGAACGGCATCAGTGGTCCTATTCAGATCTTCAGCATTGGAACTGACGACTTCATCTGTAGGGTACACTGGACTATCTACAGCTTCATGGCTGCTACATCTTTCCCGAACCCAGAGAACTGGTTCACAACGATGGACTTCCCGATGGTAGCTAAATTTATCTCTGGCTATGGATGGAAACTCGTCATGAGAAGATTCCCTGGCGGACAAGACAGCAACAGAACTAGCCGTGTCATCACAGGTATATGGCACAACGGCGGTAGCGCAGCTGGAACATACGTTGACGCTATGTTCAAGATCACGAGAGGATGCTAACGGCACGATAACCTAACTGAGAAATCATCGAAAGAGGATTTAACAATGATCGAAAACGAAACAGATATCATTCAACAGTGTCATGACTTCTTGAATAAGTCATCTGACCGCTATTCAGAGACTATCAATCGAGCAGTCAACGATCTGAAGATGTACAGCGGAAACTTCTGGACGAGAGAGTACCTCAAGAAGTATCGTCCTGGACGCAAGCGCATCAGTCTCCAGCTCAACAACTGGAACACGATGGCTAACGCTATCGCATCTCCGATGTCGAACAGTCCTTGGCACACTGAGCTGTGCGAGAACAACATGGGAGATCTCCAGCAACAGATCGATCAGGTCGAGTCTGACAATGACACTAAGACTTGTGAAGTAGACGCATTCAGAAAGTCAGTCCTCACTGGATACGGCTTCCTCGTGGCTACTACCGTTCAAGACGATCTGACTGGCGCTATGAAGATTCAGATCGAGAGCGCTAAGCATCTTGGCTGCGTCGCTATGGATCCATCTATCACTACAGTTGACGGATCTGACGCAGAAGAGGGCGCTATCATCAACTACATTCCAATCAGAAAGGCCAAGCGCCTCTATGGTGACGATGTAGTTCCGTATGACTATCCTCGTAATGACGTTATGCTCGGCATCAACAAGATGGATCAGTGGAACGTTCCAGTCGACTGCGTACCGGTCGTGAGCTACTATGTCAAGAACGAACAGGGCAACGTAGACTTCTACAAGATCTGCGGTGACAAGGTCGTTCAGTCTGTTGCTCTTCCGATCACGATAATTCCTATCGTCAGATTCTGCGGAAACGAGATCTACGAGGATGACCGCATCAACTACAACGGAATCGTTCAGCAGACTCTCACTCTTGAGCTCGGAGCTAACATAGCTTACAGCACTCTGATCGAGAGAGTAGGCAGAAGCACTAAGGCTAACTATCTCATCAACGTGGACGCTATTGACGGACTCGAGAGAAGCTACTCTAACTCTGATCAAGAAGACTCGATGGCTGTTCTCTGGAAGGGTGAGCATCAGCCAGTTCCTCTGACTGAGTCATTCGAGACTGGTGACCTTCAGAACACGATCCAGACATGCAGAACTCTCATGGAAGACGTGATGGGCATTCCTCTCACTGGAATCGCTAACACTCAGCCAGAGAAGACAGCTACTGAGATCCTCAGACAGCAGATCAGCAAAGAGTCTAACACTGCCAACTACTACAACAACGCGTTCTGCGCTTCTAGAACTCTCAGCCGAATCATCATTCAGATGCTCAACGGAGGTCAGGAAGTCAAGTTCATGCTCGAGAACGGTCCTTCTGTCATCACTAGACAGATGAAGCAGAGACAGGAGCTTACAGCTCTCAGCACTATTCTGCCAGACAACATGAAGCCCATCATCGCTAAGTACTTCGCAGACACTCTCAAGAACGAGATCGGTGAAGAGCTCTCTAGAAACATCGTCGCTAATCTTCCGCCTGATGTCAACTTCGTATCGAACGTTGAAGATCCTGCAGCTGTCCATCAGCTTGAACAGATGAAGAATCAGATGGATCTGACTATGCAAGAGCTCGAGATCCAGAAGTCTGAGAACGAGAATCTACGCAATCAGCTCACGATGGCTCAGATGTCTACGCTTCAGAACAGAGAGAAGAACATCCTTGACTGGGAGAAGTTCAAGATCGCTGAACGTGACAAGATGCTACTAGAGACGGCTAAGGTCGAACAGACTGCCATCAAGAACGAAGACGAAGCTGCTAACAAGCAAGATCAGAACCTAATCAAGGCTACTGAAGTTGCTATCAATGCTTCAGAGAACGAGATGCAGAGACAGCAAGAGCTGACTGACAAGTTCTCAGAGGGAAAGGTAGATGGCATCACTAAGATGCTTCTATCCGAAGGATCTGACAGATAAGGAGGACTAACATGCACTTCGACGTGATGAGTGGAATTCCGAGTCTAGCGGGAAATGCGCTAAAAGGCGGAGACAGAACCGCTGCTGAGCGTCAGACTCCGTTCGAGCATGACTCTATTCTAGACGAGAAGAATCTTCCAGGCTACTGGGAAGCTGTAGCTATGCCTCCTGGCCCTTATAGAGATCTTGCGCTAAATGCATTGAAAGCAGAGGCTATCAGAAGAGAATCGGAAGTTCCTAAATACTGGAATGACCAATATCCTCGCCGTCCTATAACTCAGTCTTCTTCTTGGGTATCAGGCATAGATTACGATCCAATTACGAATTATGCTTCTGTTCAGACTAAGAATGGAAAGACTTATGGATTCGGAGGTATTGACGCTGCCAGTATGGCAAACATAATCAATAGTCAGTCTATTGGAAACGAATTTAACAAACGCTGATTCCTTCTACGCTTCTCTTTATATTCATTCCAAATAGATCTAAATGGCTGAAATTCCTCTTCAGCCATTTTTCCAGCTTTGTATAGCTTCTTAGCTCTCTTGTACATTCCAGAAGCACCAACGTTCTCTACAATTCTTTCATATTTAGTACCTTTCTCAAATTCTCTATGCATAGTGCTATGAGCAGCATGATCAATTTGAATGGTAAGTTTGTAGTCATCATATATGCCTAACTCTTTAAGTCGTTCAGCCCTATTGATGATCTTTCTAAATGTGCCATCGCCATTTGGCCATAGTATACATTCGAGTAAGTGATGTCTATCAATCATACGTGTTCCTCTATAAATGAAATATAAGTAATTATTGAGGCACTCAAGTCTCAATAGGAAATTTATGAAACGGTAACGTGTACCGAGAACACGATAAAGGAGAGGTCCTTATGATTAGTACCGAAGACGCGCTCAAGATGGTCGAAGAGATCAACAAAGAAGAGCCAAAGACTGAAGCCAAAGAAGAGACAAAGGAAACTGTCAATCCTGAATCGAAACCTGCGGAAGAAGTCAAGGAGACACAGACGCCGAGTGAGACTCCTTCAGAAGTGAAAGGCGGTGAACCGAAGACGGAAACCAAGACTGATGACAAGGTTGAAGAGAAGAAGTCCGAAGTTGACAAAGCACAAGATCAAGCTGGAAAGGTGGCTGAGAAGCCTGAGGAAAAGCCCGAAGACAAGAAGCCTACAAAACAAGAACAGCGAGATTTTGCATTCATTAGAGAAAAGAACAAGCGCAAAGAGCAGAAGATCAAGTACGAGAAGCGCATCAAAGAACTCGAAGATGAGCTGAACAAGTACAAAGATCTGAAGTTAGAGCACTTCAAGGACAAAGACGGAAATCAAGATCAGTCGAGCTATCTGGATTGGAAGTTTCGCGAAATGGATCTCAAGAACGAGGTCAAGACTCTCAAAGCTCAAGAAGAGCAAGATGAGGCGAGATACATCGAAGAAG